ATAATATCCTGGATAACAATCATACGGATCGCGGAGTTCTGCATGAGGATACATGATACCTTCTGGTGACATTTTCTGTCTAATGATCCATACACAAAAACCATAACCAGGTAGCCAACGTGCTGCCTGTGGTAACTGCATGTCCATCTTCGAATATCCATCTAAGTTAGTAACAATGCGTTCTAGTTTTTCTGCTTTGTTTTTTGCACGTTCACTATCAGCGTATGCGTCAACTTTAATATCTGGCATACGTCCTAGCTTCTGTGCTAAATGTTCTAAACCTGAATTGATAAGATTAGGTATTGGTAAGTCTGTGTCGTAGTTTTTAGCATTTTCACCTAGTAATGCTGATATTCCGTTGCTGCCACCATTCATAATAGAACGCACACGATCGCGGTACTCGTAGTGTCCACTTTGTTCGTGCATTCCCCGAAGGTCGTCAGTCTTTACTAATAATTCATCTGGGGTATATACCATTACCAAAAAACCTCGTTGTATTCACTTTGCTTATAATAGCTATAGGAAGGATTATAGTCGCTCTCTGCTTCAGCTAACATCATTTTTACGTTAGTACGTATACGTTTCATTGGAAACCAACTTGCCATAACTAAGTCAGTTTTTGTTTTTACATTACGTGAATTACTTGCACCTGCTTGTGAGAAGTACAGTAACTGTTGTCTAAAGATATTAACTTTACGTTTTGTAGCAGCGTCTCCCCATGCTAAATTTATTTTCTGATTTTCATACATACCAACCATACTGGTTACACCAAATGTAGGATCCCATTTATTTTTGTATGTCTGATGTCCTTCTATACGTACACCGTTCGCTGCTGCCCAATTACGTATATCTCTGTCTTGACCTATAGCTCTTTGGAAACCGTTTTCCTCTACTATCCAATGTGATAGCCAGTACTTCTCATGCCATTCCTTCATTAAGTTATGTGCTTTTTGTATACCACCACCTTGATCGTTTTTAATATCTACTAACCACACTTGTTGTGTTTTTACATTATATGCCCACAACACTGCTGCCTGATATCCTGTACTAGCAGGATCGAGTCCTGCAATTAATGCAGTATGCGGTGGTACGTCACCTAGCTTACGTGAAGGATCTAAACAGCTATCGACTGCTTCTGCTGTAAATAAACTCATGCCGTCTGGTATTGCTTTATTCAGATATACCATTTCAAAAATATTTCTACCACCTGTTGTCTCTGCTGCAGCTAATTGTTCTAGTAACCATTTATGAGAACGCTTGCCTGCCCATAACATGTGTTTTGTATGGTCTATAGTTTCATCTTCTAGTGGTACTTCTAAATCATGCGCACGGTCTACAATAGACTCCCATGCTTGGTTTTCTAAGAGATGATGGTAAAGATCGTCTGGGTGCTGTCTTGATCCGATTGTGACCATTCCTGTATGTTCCTCTTTTCTTGACTGTAGTGTTGTTGTCCACCAGTTCCTGGTGTTTTCTCTAGCACTTGGTTGCACAGTACTTCCATGATCTTCGATGTCGTCTGCGATAATAAGGTCTGCGTCTCTGGAAAGGATCTTACCTCCTTTTCCAATAGCGACAAGAGTTGGCGACTTAATACCAGAGACTGTTCTAGTTGCAACAGTAAATTGACTGGACGACCAGCTTTTTCCAGATCGATTAGCAGGTCTAAATCCGTCCCAATCTCCGTAGTCTTGTATGAGTCCTTCATTATTCTCCAAATGGTCTAATACCGCACCAACACTGTTCTTAGCAATATCCTCGTTACCACCACACCACATGATACGTATGTTGGGATTTTTACAAATCATGTACACACAAAAGTGTGTTAACAAGTCTGTCTTCCCATGTCTAGGTGGTGATAAGATCATCAACCTTTTACCATGTTGTATAGTATCTAAGATAGCACTAATCCACTTCTTTTGAAAGTCAGGTGTTTCATAATTCTTACCTTGTTCTGTTAAGAAGTACTCGTCTCTAAATCTTACGAAGTCGTCTACGTCGGCTTCTTGGATTTCCCCCACGACCGTTTTCGTTCTCTGACTGTATTCGGCTTCTTTCGCCATATCTTCTACATACGCTGCCATAGCTCTACTTACCGTTGCCTGGCTACAGTTCAATATGTCGGCGATTTCTTTTTTCGTTTTGCTACCTGATAAAATGTCGTCGAAAAAATTTTTTTTCTTCATAATGGCGTAGTAGTCTCCTCTACGCTTCTGTATATTTGGATCTACCTCTTTTATAACCTGTATATCCTTTGCACTTTTCTTTGCCCTATATGCCCTCTTCTTTACTCTGTTAGCGCACTTGTCACTACAGTATTTCTGCCTACCTTCTGGTAAAGGGGACACACAATCGGAAGCTGTGCAAAGTGTGTTTTTTTCTTTATTTGACATATCTATATGGTATAGTGTAGCATACAGGAACAAGCATTGTGGTATTCCTGCCTATACAAATACCACAAGTTCAGGATTCGTTTAAAAGGTTCGGACTAGCAGGACCGCCTTAGTCGTGGGTTGAGCCACATTCCTCACATTTTATTTATTAGAGAGAGAGCGCATTCGTTGTTACTACACTTAATAAACTGGTTTGGGTTGGGAGTGACACAGGGTTAGCTACATCTACTACGACTACTCGACTGTAAGATTACAATAATAGTGCGACAGCACTATATCTTGTAACATACTACATATAGTACCACTATATCTGGTATACTGTCTACTGGGGGTGTTACTAGATCGCAGTTAGCTGTTTGTTCCTATATAACTAACTCAACGTAGGTGCAACTCCTACCACCTCCACAAATTACCACATAAACATTGACGTATTCATATACATTCCAGCACCGTCACGGTTTAACTATGGGGGTTATATATTAGCGTATATATTAGGCGTGCGGTTGTTTGCGGTGCGGTGCGCGTGTTCGTCTACGTTGTGTGCGCGTCTGCCTGGTTATGCGTTCACCGTCTAGAACGGGTACTATTTTTTAAAAACAAATAGCCACTACTAAATTAAATAGATCTAACGTAAAGCTGTTACGATTTTAGATAAAGAAAAAGCGGGCGCAATGTCCCGCTCTCTCTCAATCTATAAAAGAAGTTATTTATTTTTGTAATATTCTTTTAATGATAATTCTAATTTCTGGTTGTTCGTGTTATAAATTGTGTTCGTTAATCTGTTTAACGTGTTTTCAATTTCCGAACATGTTTCATCGTTTATATGGTGCGTGTTAAAAGCATTATTAAAACGTTTTACAGCGTATTCAATAGCCTTTTGCTCGCCTTCTATTTTTACATTCATATTATATTTTTCCTTCCATTTTTCCAGATATAAGCCAGCTTAAAACAATTAAGCCGATTAATAATAAAACGTGCATTTTAAAAATGCTCGCAATTTTTCCAACGACAGCAATTATGCGCGTAAATGCCGTCAAACGTGCTATCGTCTAGCGCGTCATTTTCCAATATTTCTTGATTGCATGTTATACAATATTCTACTAATACACTCATGTGTTAATTCCTTCCTTATACATACCAACATTATATAAAACTAATTGCAATAAAACAAGTATTAAAAACACAAAAGCCGAAGCGATTGGCGGTGCTTCGGCTCTGTGCTATCTGGTTTAATTAGTACGTATAAGGGTTGTGATACTAACCAGATTATATGGTCTTATAGTCTAAATTATATCCATTCTCTTTGCTATCATTTAAACCTCTAAATAATATATTGGATAAAGTGTATACAGTATGAAAACACATATCCATACCAGCGCCAGATACTCGAATAATATAATCCATGTATTTATTTTGTTTTGGCTCTCTACCTTCAATAATCCAACTCATGAAATAAGTTATATCGCGTAATCTATTATCAACGATAACATAAAAAGATATATCCCTATTCATTCCATTTGGGCTTATGCGTCTCACATTACAATATATTTCGGGCTTATCCTCTATTAATTTTGATAGATCTGTCCCGTCTAAATGTTCGGCTAACGTTATTCCGTTCCATGCGAATATTTCCTCTATTGGTAAATCGTTCGGATACTCAATATCTCGCATGGATTTAAAACTCGTTCCATACAATATATTAAATAAATCTATCTTTGCTTTTTCTTGTTCGCTCTCTTTTGTTTTTAACATATTATTTATATCCTTTAACTTTTAACATATCTTTAAATAATTTTTTTGCTTCTTGTATTGAATAACCGATATAACGGTGATTATATCCGCTCTCTCTATGAGTTAATATAAGCTGGCCGTTATGCTTCACACGTTCAACACGTATATTATTTGTTGATTGTTTTTCTAGTGTTTCGGGATAGTCCCAAAATGTTTGCATGTTATCACCTTCCTTTTAAATAACACTATAAATATATAATATAATTATTTATTTGTCAAGGATATTTTTCATACCGTAATACACAAACCCAAACACAACACAAACCAAACAAAATAAACTTATATATAAAATCATGGCTTCACAATATTATATAATTTTGGATATTTCTTTTTAATATTATCCTTTTTAATTTTGTTTACCTGGTATCGTTTTAATTTGTTTTTCATTGATCTGTTATACTTAATGCCGACTTTAGTTTAGCCAGTAACGACTTTAACTTATATCTAAACGTTGCTTCTCTTGTTACTTCTAGCGCACGTAAATAACCAATTTCAAAAGAGACGTTATCGTCTTTGCCTTCCCATTCTGTTACGTGTTCTATTAGCTTATCTACACTATCGACTTCGTAATAGTCTAAATAATCTTTTTCTATCCAGTCTTTAGTTGCTTCTATATCTCTCTCTATTACTTTATATATCATTCGTTATCTATCCTTCCTTTACTTATTTTCATGTGTCTACAATCTATACAGTAATAAACATAATTATATGGTTCATCAAATATATCAAACAATCCATAATTATGTTTTTTACAATCCTCTTTTGCTTTATATGTCATTATCTAACTCCAGTACTAATCAAATTACATTGTTCGCAGTAATCCATATCGCATTCTGTAAATACGATTATGTCCTCTTTACGTTGTCTCATCTGGTATATATGCGTGCTTATTTCTAAGTCACATTGATTAACATACAATATTACAGATAAGTCACCGTTAAACCATTTATTTTCTTTAGCAACATGCGACCAAAATTTCCTGGCTTTGTTGTACTCTTTGTGTAAGTTTTCATATCCTTTTAACTTCTTTACAAATTTAGTAAATAGTTGTTCGTATGTCATCATACTGTACTCCCGTTTGCGTAAAACTCATCATCTAAATGTTTATGGTGCGGGCAGTAACATTCTGTAAATATATTCTCTCCGCATATATAGTCACTATCGTATTCGATAGGATAATTATTATCCATTAAGAATTTCATAATCTTATACGTAAAGTTGTATATGTATTTAAGAAATTTATTTTTCATTATGCTTCTCCTTCCGTAAGTTATAGTTAATGTCCATAACTATATCTAATTGTGATTGTATATGTTCTTTTTCTAGTTGTAAAGTATTAAATTTATATTGCTCTACACTTCTGTTCTTATGTTCGCTAAACATATATCCAGTACCTATACCGAAACAATATATCGTTAGTCCAGTTAATAAATCCATAGATCTATGCTTTAACTTTTTCGACTTTAGATAAATACTTTGTTAACAACTGCTCACCAGTAGTGTTGTGCTTCATTAACATAACTATTGCTTCTTTGTTTTTAACATTATCATCACTCATACATTCTTTCCATAAGTACAAATTGTTTTTAACATATCGTATCTTTGTGGCTCTCATGTCATCATTCATGTTCATAATCTTTGTAGCTATAGCATATTGTTCTACGTCTACAAACATAACGTCTGGTGTAACGTTAAGATACTCTACTCCATTCAACTTTGTTCTCTCCATCAAGTCACGTACAAAATTATCTAATAAACTATCGACTGCATGTATCCAGGTATAATCATTGCGTTGTGTTCGTGGTGGTATCTTGTACATATTAAGATGACTACCTTCATCAAATTGAAAATCAAAATACAAGTTATCCATAGTTTGATAACTCTCTCCTTCTGTCTCAATTAATCGTCCAACATTACCTTCTGCACTCTCCAACACTAACTTACATGTTTCATCTACAGTAGATTTCTTGTGCTTTAGTATCTCTCTTACAGTTACTAACATGTGTTCTGGCTTTACAACAACTGCATAGGTGTATTCATTATCTCTAACTGCGTCATCAATAATAAATTTAGGATAATATTTTTTACCAAACTCTACTGTATTAAAAACATAAGAATTAGTTGCATGCACTATAAGTAATCCATTCACCATATCCCATTTAAAAATAAGATTATATTCTTTGTTACTTTTAGTTTTAGTTACATTACATAACTCACGTAAAACTTTTACGTCATTGTAATCCATTTTTAATTCTATTTTCATTATTCCTCCTCCCAATTAGTGCAATCACAACCTAGTTGATGATTACCACACTTTGTATAATCGTATAACTTAGGCATTAGTTATCTCCTTCCATAAAAACTTCTCTTACTTCCTCTAGTTGTTCTCTTGCTGTGGATAATTCGTTCTTATCTACAATATCGCTATCAATCACTTCACTTAATTGTGCATGAATGTTTTCTAATTGTACAAGTATCATCTCATTTTTATATTCTGGTCTTGTATCCTCATGGTGAAATAAAACTACTGTGTAATTTTCATCATCATGTCTGCGTAGTATCTTGCTATCTACAAACTCCCAGTCTGTATGTCCAAACAATACTTCACATGCACTATCTAATTCGTCTGTATCTATTTCGGGCATTACTTATCCTTCCTATCACAATCTTTTTTCTTGCAGTAACTTCTACCTACGGTGCGTTCTCTACCGCTTGTAAAATTAAATTCTGTCATGCGCATACAACCGCAATTCCAGTCTATTTGATTAATGTAACTCATTACTTATCTCCTTCCAAAAAGATACTTAATTATTAATAGCTAGATTTTATATTGTCAAGTATTAGAATTATTTTTTTTCCAACGGTTACGTTTTACAATTTCTTTACGTTCGTCATCACGTTCACATGGTAAGCCGTCAATATGGTGCATGTATTTTTCTTTACATACTAAACATGGTTCATGTCTGTTGTACTCATACTCAACTTTAGCCATGAGACTAGCTAAATTTAGTGCTAGCTTCCTTCCCTCTATATCAATTTCATTCACGGTAATTGTTTCCAGAATGGATCATCATAGAATTTATTTCCGACTTTAGTTTCAACTATCTCTATAAAAGTATCAAGTGTTAAGCATACAATTATTGGTACTCCGTCTGGTTGTCTGCGTTGTCCAGATGTTTTAACTAACCGCTTCCATACTAACGCTGTAAAGTTCGACTTTGACTTCTTGATTGCTTTGGCTAACTCACGTGTCACATTAAGACTTTGTCTAGCTTTACACTCCACAAAAAACTCATTACCATTCCACGTAAACTTAACATCTCCCTTATCGTTCTTACCGCCTTCCGCAATTCTCTCACCGTCTAACATCTTTGCTACGAAGGTTTCGAGTTTAGTTCCCTGTTGTTTTTGCTTACTCATTACTCCTCTTTTTTGTAAAGTTTTCTTTCCTTCAGCGCCTTCGGTGAATTAAGTACCTTAGCTAACTCTGTAATATATACAAACATATCAGCTCTAAACAATCTACCGTAGTCCAACTGCACTCCACGTTGTACGTATTGATATGAAAACAAGTCATTCATGTCAAGTAAAACATGTAACTCACCGACACCTTTTGCTGTAACGATTTCGACTTTGACTCCGCCATAATGAGGGCAGTCTTTTGTTGGTATGTGTGGCTCATGCTTTACTATTTCTCTGTATAAACTACTATCTTCAATAGTGTCATTAGGAAAGAAGCCTATTCTCTCTGCTTCTTGTATCTCTTCGCAGTATGTTATTGCTTCAAGAAATCCATTACAGATATCCATTAAATCCCAAACAGCGATACCGCCTTTGGTTTTTAACAAGTCTTTCATACTACAACTGTAGCTGAATTTGATTGTCTAGTCTATTTAATAACTCTTGTTTTTTGTTTTGATCATTAAGTTTGTACATGCTAACACCACCTCTGTGTGTGTGCATACTACATTTATCACTAAGGATATAATCCTCTCCATGATCTTGTCTTATTTCTGATATTCTATTTCGTGCTGACCAACCAAACTCAATTAGTTCTGTTGCACAATGCCACTTCTGATCATCAAGTAGCTGTAGTATCTCGTCTCTCATACTCATTGTTATCTCCTTCTATCTTGTACATAGTATACTTTACAGTTATCTCTTGTAAAGGATCTAAGTCTTGTAATATATACAAATATCTATAGCGTTGCACCTCAACTATTTTTGCATTCGGTGTGTCACTATGATTTATAAAACCACCTAACGGTGTTCTGTATAGTTGCATAGTCATAGGATCAGTCACGTGTGTGATACCTAAGTTAACACCTTTTTCTATGTGTGCTTTTGTAAATAAACCTAAGCCTTCAATCTTGCTAGGCATGATAGTAAGACTATCTGGCAATGGTCTATACACAATCCTCAATAGTATGTGCAATACAATACGTACAAAGACCTGTATGTGTCAATGTTGTCTCTGGTTGTAAACCACAATCTTTACACATTATTCTTCAAACCAGTTGTCATCTTCTTTTATAACTTCTTCTATTTGTAAATCGATATGCTCTGGCTTTTCTACTATCTCGACATCTTGAAACGTGCCTGCTGTATCAAGTATAATTTTTATATGTATCACTAGAACGGTGCTTCGTCTTTGCTTACATCATCTAAAGATTTACCTTTAGGCAAGTCAGGCATGAACCATACTTCTGGTGCTTGCTTGCTAGCATTAAATGATTCCATGTAATAGATACGTGGGTTACCATTGTCACAGTCTTTGTTCTTACACTTCCAGTCTGGATATGTATCTTTGATCTTGCCACTAGCTTTGTCTGCCCTATTGTCCCATAAATCACTACCGCATGACAAACACTCTGGCTTTACTGTTCCATTAGTAATTACCTTCTGCTCTACTACTTCACCAAATCCTGTAGCTTCTAACTTCTCTGCTACTGACTTGCCTTCTATGTCCTCATCTTTTACTGCTTGTTCTAATTTCTTTTGGACAGAAGGTGGAGGAGTG